CGGACATTGATGTTCGTGCGACGGTTCGAACCAACAACGCTCTCGTTACTGCGGCCTATGATTTGATGCTGATTAAGAACGGGGGGCCGCTCTGATGGCTAAGATCGACAAGTCCAAGATGAAATGCAATAAACCCAAGCGTCAAAAGTCTGGCGGCAAGAAGTTTGTTGTAAAAGCATGTGATAAGGGAAAAGAGAAGATCGTCAGATTCGGAGATGCGAATATGACAATTAAGAAGTCGAACCCTGAACGCCGTAAGTCTTTCCGTGCGCGGCACGGTTGTGACAAAGGTACATTGGATAAACTAAAGGCCAAATACTGGTCATGCAAAATGTGGTAGGATCATGAAACTTAATTCTCAAGATATCTTTAGCACAATCATTGTTCTGCTTTTAGGCTGGGGGGCATTCCAGTTGTATGGCATGAACGCCAGCATGGCGGTTGTTACTTATAAAGTTGATGAGAACTACAACATGATCAAGCCAATGTGGCAGGATTTCTTAGTGCGGAGTGCGAAGTACAATGAGCATAAGTCGAACGTCTATGGCCCAACAAATATCCAAGCCTCCGCAGGAGAGAACTAATGGCAGCAAAAAAGAAAAAGCTCGACGCCTGCGCCAAGAAGGTCAAAAGCCGTTACAAGGTGTGGCCCAGCGCGTACGCAAGCGGAGCGGTAGCCAAGTGTCGCAAGGTCGGCGTGGAAAACTGGGGAAACTCTACTAACAAGAAGGCAGACGGAGGTTTGATATCTTCGTTTGATAACCCCAAGCGAAAAGCTCGTAATCGTTACAAAGATGGTGGGGTGATTGCTTCAGGGTGCGGTTGCGTTGACGAGGGTCGCCGCAAGAGTACGAGGACGTTCTAATGGCACGGAAGACGAAAGAGGGCGCATCATTACGCAAGTGGTTCTCCCAGAACGACGGGAAGGGTTGGGTCGATTGTAAGACAGGCAAGCCTTGTGGTCGTCAGAAGGGGGAAAAGCGTAAGGGTTACCCTGCTTGTCGTCCAACTATGGCGCAATGTACGTCTGCCTCGAAGAAAAAGAAGTCATCTAAGCGTATTAGTTGGAAGGCTAATGGTGGCTTGGTAAGAGTGTTTTGAGAAGCATAAGGAGTATGCTATGAAAGATCTAAGTGGAGATGGTAAGGTCACCAAAAAAGATGTTCTAATTGGACGAGGCGTGATCGAGAAGAAAAAAGGTGGTATGGTCGGTTATATGGGCGGCGGTATGATCAAGAAGGGTTATAAGTACGGCGGTAAGGTCAAAGGCTACGCTGGCGGCGGATGCGTAATGGCTGGACGCGGAGGATCGTATAAAGGCGAAATGTAATGTGGACAGCATTTGTTCTGGTTTGTACGCAAAACTTTTGTTTTGCAGTTGGTGGCCCAGGTCATCCGTCAGAACAGGATTGCTACGCAGACTTAATGAACAACGGTCTGCCGTCATTGCAGCACAAATATGCAGGTTCAGTTATAGTAAACTTAACGTGCTATAACTGGGGAGAAAGGAAACAAGAGTCATGACCACATCGGGTTCAAGAGACTTCAACATGGATGTCGGTGAGATCATCGAGGAGGCGTACGAACGCTGTGGCCTCGAAGTTCGCACGGGCTATGACGCACGTACAGCACGGCGGTCTTTGAACCTGATGTTTGCAGACTGGGCTAACCGTGGTTTAAACCTTTGGACGGTAAATCAGGGCACAATCACCCTGACGTCAGGTCAAGCACAGGAAACGCTGACCGATGATGTTGTCGATATCTTAGAGGTGGTTCTTCGTCGTAGCGGCACGGACTACGAGGTTGAGCGTATTAGTCGTGGCGAGTATGCAACACTGCCGAACAAAACAACGCAGGGACGTCCTAGTCAGTTCTACTTTGATCGGCAGATCGACCCTGTGATTAACCTTTGGGCGGTTCCAGAAAACTCAACGGATCAGTTGATATACTATTATGTTCGTCGGATCGAAGATGCTGATACCCTCGTTAATACTACTGATATGCCTTTCCGTTTTTATCCTTGTATGGTGGCGGGGTTAGCGTACTACATCGCTATGAAACGTGCGCCAGAGCGGTTGCAGATATTGAAGTCGGTTTATGAAGAAGAGTTCCAACGCGCAGCGGACGAGGACGAAGGTCGTACTCCGTTGAAGCTACAACCTAGCATGAGTTACTTGAGGGTCTGATGGCATACGCTAGTGGAAAACATGCTTGGGGTATTTCGGATCGGTCAGGTCGCCGTTACCGTCTTCGCACGATGAAACGTGAGTGGACAGGTGCGCTTGTTGGACCTGACGAGTTTGAGCCAAAGCATCCACAGTTGTTTCCGCCAAAGGCGTACCCAGACCCACAGGCTTTGCGCAATCCTCGACCCGACAGAACAGAGCCTCTGGAGGTTTATGTTGCAGTCCCGACTGTAGAAGCTCCAAAGTTAGAGCGTCCTCGCATGGTTGGTAAGGTCGGAACAGTTACGGTGGTGACAGCATGAGTTTTACATACGCACAATTAAAACAGGCAATACAGGATTACACGGAGAACGACGAGACGACTTTCGTGAACAACCTGCCTTTGTTTATTCGGTTGGCAGAAGAGCGGATCCTAAAAGGGGTGCAGCTTAATCTGTTTCAAAAGAATCAGTTTGGTAACATGACCAGCGGTACGGAGTACCTTGCTGCGCCGTCTGACTTTTTGGCACCGTTTTCGTTGAGTATCGATGTGGGCGGGGACAAAGAGTTTTTGTTGTTTAAGGACTTGGACTTTGTGCAGACGTACACTCCTGACGCGACGACAACGGGTCAGCCAAAGTATTACGCACAGTTCGATGTTGACTACTTCATTATTGCGCCAACACCAGACGCTAACTACACCGTGGACATTCACTACCTCTATCGCCCTGCTTCGTTAACAGCGGGAGCGGATAGCGGTACAAGTTGGATTTCAGAAAACGCTGAGTTGGCACTTCTTTATGGCAGCTTGATTGAGGCGTACACCTTTATGAAGGGTGATCCCAACTTGATGCAGACGTACAACCAACGGTTCGCAGAAGCGATGTCCCGCTTGAAAAACTTGGGTGAAGCTCAAGAAGTTACAGACGAGTATCGTAAAGGACCAGTTACGAGGCAACGTACATGATTCCTAACGCAAAAGGTGATACACTAGATTTTAAGGTTGAGGTACACACCACTCAGAACCGTGGCTTTACGCCAGAAGAAATTGCGGAACGGTGTGCAGATAAGATCATCTCTGTCTCTGATGAGGCGCATCCTGCGATACAAGCGCAGGCTCGTGCTTTCAGAAAGCGGATCGTACAACTTGTAGGGTTCTATTTACGAGAAGCTGTTAAAAGTGACAGAACTACGGTATATAATGCACTAACAGACGCAGGACATCCCGAACTTGCGGAACTAATAAGGAGACTGTGACATGGCTTTTGATCAAAACTTCATGTGCGACTCGTTCAAAAAAGAGCTTTTGTTCGGTGTCCACGACTTTGCAAACGGCGCAGATACATTCAAACTAGCATTGTACGACAACAATGCTGTGCCCACTGACTTTGGTGGATCAGGCACGGATATGGATGCGTCTGTAGAATACTACAACGCTACAAACGAACAGACAGACGGTGCGAATGCTCCTGCTGGTGGTAAGGCGTTAACGAACGTCGATCCGTCCATCCCAGGCAGCAACACTGCGATTACGGACTTTGACGATCTAACGTTCTCAACCGTATCGATCACTGCTCGTGGTGCGTTGATCTATAACACGACACCAAACACGACATCTATTTCGGTAACAAACCCAGCGGTTGTTGTGCTTGACTTCGGTGCAGACAAAACTTCGACAGCGGGTGACTTTACGATTGTCTTCCCTGACGCGACAGCGGCGGCAGCGATTATTCGGATAGCGTAATGTCTGACGTCGTCGTCCCCTTTTCTGGTTGGGGTCGAGGAACATGGGGCCAGTTAGCTTTTGGTGAAGGCTCCATTACCAACAACGGCGCGGCTGGACAGGTTGGCTCGGTAACGGTTGTTGCCGAGGCCAATGTTCCTGTAACTGGGCTAGAGGCGACGGCGAGTGTAGGTTCTGTTACGGTTGTAGCAGAGGCGAATGTATATCCGACAGGATTAGAGGCAACAGGTGAGGTTGGCACGATTGCCAACGTTATCGGTGTTGCTAATGTCTACCCGACTGGGGTGGCAGGAACGGGTGCCGTTGGCACCGTAAGCATCAACGCAGACGCCAATGTCCCAGTAACTGGGCTAGAGGCTACTATGTCGGTAGGCTCCGTCACCGTCAAAGCGAATGCGGACGTTGATGTAACAGGTTTGGAAGCGACGGGTGCCGTTGGTGCTGTAACTGTTGTCGCTGAAGCGAATGTCCCAGTAACGGGATTGGAGGCGACTGGTTCTGTTGGATCGGTCACCGTAAATGCGGACGCCGATGTTCTAGTAACGGGTCTTGAAGCCGTTGCGTCTGTAGGTTCTGTGATAGCGAATGCGGACGCCGATGTGCCTGTAACGGGCTTGCAGGCTACTGGTGAGGTAGGCACAGGCACGGTAATTGAGACCGAGACGTATGTTTACGTCTCTGGTGTCGCAGGTTCTGGTGAAGTAGGCACAGCTACTGTTGTAGGCGATGCGATCACACCTGTCACTGGTCTTGAAGCGACAGGTGGCGTCGGACAAGTTCTTGTTTGGGGACGTATTGTTCCAAATCAAGATCCAAGCTATACTCCTGATCAACCAACACAATCCCCTGGATGGGCAAGCGAGTCTCCATCGCAGTCGCCAGGATGGACCCGAGAAGCAGCATAGGATAGAATTATGCCCAGTACATATACACTGAATAACGGTATCGAGCTAATCGCAACAGGCGAACAGTCAGGTACATGGGGTGATACAACAAACACCAACCTACAACTTTTGGACACGGCCCTAGACGGTCAGGTTACTTTCACACTTACTACAGCGGGATCGTCAGGTTCTCCCACGGCTCTTCCTATTGCTGACGGGGTTTCAGCGAACTCTGAAGGCCGTAACCGTTTGATTATTGTCAACGATGGTGGCGATCTAGGTGCGACAGCCTATGTGCAGTTGACGCCAAACGACGCAGAAAAGATCATTTACATTCGCAATGACCTGTCGGGGTCACGCAGCTTAATCTTGTTTCAAGGTGCATATAGCGCATCTCGTGATTACGAGGTTCCTGCTGGAACGACAGCGGTTGTTTATTTTACAGGTGGTGGATCTGCGGCTGCGGTAGCGGCAAACGTCTTTAACAATGCGCATTTCGATGCGCTAAATGTTGTTGGCGGTGTGGACATTGGGACCACCTTGACGGTTGGAACTAGCATTAACATTGCAAGCTCTACCACCATTGATGGTGTGCTTGATGAAGACAATATGGCATCTGATAGTGCCACAAAACTTGCGACTCAGCAGTCGATCAAGGCTTATGTTGATACGCAAGTTGGTGCAAATAACGAACTGTCTGAGGTTTTAGCTAACGGCAACACGACGGGCGGCACCGATTTAGTCGTAAGCTCTGGTGACACACTGGATGTCAATGGGAACATTGATGCTGATGGCGGCACGATCAAGCTGGATGGTAACTTAGACGGTTCCAACAACGTGGCGTTGGGTAATTCTGCCGTAGATGCGATTACGACTGGGACCAACAACACAGGTATTGGCTCTACTTCACTTACTGCTTTGACTGAAGGTATCCATAACACGGCGGTTGGGAGTTCTACGGCCTCCTCTTTAGAGTCGGGGGACTATAACGTCGCTATAGGTGTTAACGCACTTGACACGGCAACTTCATCTTCTCGCAACGTCGCTATTGGTAACGCCTCTCTTACAAATCTTGTCTCTGGTAACGATAATGTCGGGGTCGGGTATCGAGCACTACGGGATTCTACAGGCGACTATAACATCGCTGTAGGCACAGAATCGCTTATGCTCAACACGACAGCAAATAACAATGTTGCCGTTGGTTACATTGCTCTTCAGGACAATACGACAGGGGACCATAACGTCGCTGTAGGCAACGCTGCATTGGCGGACAACACGACGGGCACTCAAAACGTCGCTATTGGTCGATCTGCGTTGCGGAATACTACGACTAAAGCCAACAACGTCGCTGTTGGTTATCAGACCATGTATGCAGGGGTGACGGGGGGTTCCAATACGGCTGTTGGCTTCCAAGCGGCCTACAACACAGGTAAAACTGTAGCTGCTACGGCTATCGTTAGTGGGTTTAACTACACTATTCAAACAACGGGTACGACTGACTTTACGCTAATTGGTGCGGCAGACAGTAATCCTGGGACAACCTTCACCGCAACTGGTGCTGGTACTGGCACGGGTACAGCCTCTGCGAATGCGGATCAAAACGTAGCCGTTGGTTATCGTGCGCTTTATGCAAATATCGAAGGCAAGCAAAACGTAGCGGTTGGTCAACATGCGTTGGACACCGCTAGTAGCGGTAATTACAACACTGCGGTTGGTTATAATTCAATGACAAACCTGACCACAGGCTCGTTTAACGTGGGTGTGGGGATTCAGTCTCTCGCGGGTCCAATAACAGGTGATTATAACGTAGGTCTTGGTTATTTAGCTGGGGAAAGCATAACGTCTGCGGACTACAGTGTCTTCATCGGTTACGCAGCGGGTAAAGAAACGACCACAGGTGGTCAAAACATTGCGATTGGCGGCAATTCTCTGGTAAGCAATAACACAGGTGATCGTAACGTCGCCATTGGCTATCTCGCAATGCAGGACAGCGTTAAGGGGGACCGCAACGTAGCTGTTGGTTATGGCTCTCTTGGCGATTACACCGCTGCGACAAACGAAGACGGCTACAACACCGCATTGGGCTACGAAGCACTACGCCTCGCAACGACAGGCAACCACAACACCGCGCTTGGTGCAAACGCTATGGGTGGTGGGGTCGTCACAGGCCGTGGTAACGTAGCTGTTGGTGGTATTGACGTAGGTAACGCAGATGCGCCGTTGTTTGACCTGACTTCTGGTACTCGAAACTCTGCCGTTGGTACGGGTGCGGGTTCCAACCTTAATACAGGGGAAGGCAACTCAATCCTTGGCTATCGTGCGATGTATAACGCATCAACAGCAAGTAACACTGTTGCGATTGGTTACGACGCGCTAAGAAGCAACGTGTCGGCAAGTTCTAACGTAGTTGTTGGGGCAAGAGCCGCATACAACGTTAATGGAATGTCCGATAGTGTTATCTTGGGGCATAGTGCTTTGGGATTAGGTGCTTCAGGAGCAGACCAAAACGTAGTTATTGGTAAAGAAGCAGGATACGACATGACAACGTCTGCGGCGAACGTTGCTATTGGTTACCGTGCTATGTTCGAGTCCACAACGGGTGGCGCGAGTATTGCTATCGGTTATTCTGCACTTGAAAGCAATACTATAGGTAATAACAACGTTGCTATCGGTTATTCTGCCATGTCTAATGCGGACAACGTTGACCGTAACGTTGCTATCGGCCTTTATTCTCTACGCAATAATACTGCGGCTTCTTCAAGCGACACGTACAACATTGCTATCGGTTATTCTGCCGCTGAAAACATGACAACGGGGCAGAACAACATTGCTATTGGTAGGAATACCCTTAATGGAGCTTCGGGTAGTGGCGGAAACAGTGTAGCCATTGGTTATGAAGCTGGTTTTTCAAATACTTCAGGTGCAAACAATGTTGCCGTTGGTCGTGGGGCTTTATACGCGAACACTTCGGCAAGTGCTAAAGTTGCTATTGGTAGAGGTGCGGGGGCCGCAGGTACAGGCGCAGACAGCGGGGCTGTATATATTGGCTACCAAGCAGGCACTGCATCCACGGAACAAAACGTTTTTGTAGGCTACAGAGCAGGGTATCAAACGGGTGCAGGTTTTGATAATACTGCCATGGGCTATGAAGCCTTGTATAATAACGTTAGCGGAGATCGTCACGTTGCGATTGGTCGTCAAGCTCTATATGACTTAAACGGGGCTTCTGCTAACAACAACATTGCAGTGGGCTACCGTTCTAGTTTTGACCTTACAAGCTCAGGTGACACCATTGCGATTGGTAATCAAGCACTCTATTCTGCTACCTCGTTAGCAGGAGACACTATCGCCATTGGTTCTAACGCAGGTTACGGCATCGGCAAAGGTGGTGCAGAGGCGACGGGGAACGTTATAATTGGCAAGGCAGCAGTTTCTTACGCGGATATGACAACTGCGCAGTTTAAAGAAAACGTCGCTATTGGTGAGCAAAACAACTCCAGCGGCAACGTTACAACGGGCCATCAACTTTATAACAGCTCCGTTGGCTTTAAATCCAACTACTATGGCGCACGTACTACGGGTCTAGCGGGTTACGGTGCATTTTTGGGTTATCGCGCGGGTGAGTTTGCAAACGTAACTACAGGTGATACTCGATATAATGTTGCCATCGGTTTTGATGCATTGCGTTCTACAACTCCACAAACTAGCAATGTCCGTCACAACGTTGCTATCGGCTATCAGGCTTTGTACGATACATATGGCGAGTACAACATCGGTATTGGTACTCAAGCACTGTATGACCTGCAAAGTGGAACTCGTAACATTGCGATTGGTGCAACTGCTTTGGGTGACGTTACAACGGGTACCGATAACATAGGCGTAGGTCATGACGCTTTGAAATTGTCCAGCAGTAATTCTTATAATGTCGCGGTTGGGACATCCGCGTTATACAGTATTACTACGGCAACCAATAACACTGCTGTTGGTTATCAAGCCTTGTATAATCTAACAGGGGATCGCTCTGTTGCTGTTGGTTACCGTGCTGGATACAACACCACTTCAGGTATTCGTAACGTCTTTATCGGTGACCAATCGGGTTATCAAAACACAACAGGTAATTACAACGTCGCGATGGGTTTTGACGCACTGAAGGGTGCTGCAACAGCGTACAGCGCGACGGGCAACGTTGCGATTGGTTACAAGGCTCTTACTGCAATCCAGACCAATGCAAATTACAACACCGCTGTTGGTAACGATGCTGGGGTTTTGATTACGACGGGTTCCAATAACACGATCTTAGGTGGGTTTGACGGCAACCAAGACGCCCTAGATATTCGTACAAACAGTAACTACGTTGTTTTGTCTGATGGCGTTGGTAATGTTGTTTTCCAAAGTGACCATACAGAAGAAGACACCCGCATCCGCACTATTGGGTTTAGCGCAGGTGGTCAAATTCATTATACCAAAGCATATGGCTCCATCAGCACAACCCCTATTGACATAGCTGGGGTTAATTCAGGATCAAACGGTAACAGCACATGGTTTGAGTTTAACTGCCAAGGCGGCGTTGGACGATGGCAGCGGGTCGTTATCTCATGCTACAATGCAGGGGGTACATGGAATGCTGTAAAGCGTGAAGATACAGGCACTAATGACTTTGACATAAACATTGATACTGGTACAGGCACCTCAGGGAATGTTTTGACCTTCTCATTTTCTGCAACATCGCAGCAAAACTACAGCCCCCGTGTAGTTGTAAGGGCAGCGGGATACCAAATTGATCGCAGCTATTACTAGGAGATTATGATGATTACATATGAATGGAGCATCTACAAACTTATAACGGAAACGCAGGGTGACCGCGTAAATGTTGTAAAGCAGGTTGTGTTTGTTGCTCGCGCAAAAGATGACGTTGATGGGGTACGATCTGAATATGACGGCAACGTTTATTTGAACGACCCTGGCACTGATTTCACGGCATATGACGACCTTACTGAAGATCAGGTATGGTCTTGGGTTTTTGCTCAAAACTCTCAAGCAAATATAGAGCGGGACTTGGATGCCATGATTGTTAGGCAGCGCAGCATACAGGCTGAAAAGTTAAATCAACACAAGACAATGCCTTGGGCATCGTAACCAGTCAAAAAGGAGAAAGACATGACTGATGAAGAACTACCGCGCGAGGAAAGCGCAGAAGATATTGCGCAGCATTACATTGCAATGGGTCACTCTGTTGACCTAATCAACAGTATTATTGCTGGCGACGAAGACGAAGCTATGGAAGCAGCAGACCGTCAGGACGCTGTAGACCGTAACGTGGCACACCTTGAGATTATGGTTGCCAAAGACTACTGGACCAACGAAGATATGACAGCGGTAAACGCTGCTATCACTGCGGGTAATGGTTACACCGCGACTTAACACGTAAACGTAGGAGACTAACGTGGGAAAAGATAAAAAGACACCCATCACAGTCAACGACACAGAATACTTTGTCGAAGACATGAACGACACTCAAAAGGCATACCTGAACCACGTTCAGGATTTGGACCGTAAGCTGAACAACGCTCAGTTTAACTTGGACCAACTGTCTATTGGGCGTCAGAAGTTCGTTGAACTCTTGGCGGATGCTCTCGAAAACCCTCCAGCAGAGGTTGAGGACGCAGAAGTCGTTAACTAGGTGGAGCAAATGAATGCCTTTAACCAAACTCCAGTTTCGACCAGGGATCAATCGTGAGACCACATCCTACTCTAACGAGGGTGGGTGGTTTGACATGGATAAGGTTAGGTTTCGTTTTGGTTTTCCAGAAAAGATAGGTGGGTGGCAGAAGACCTCTGCCACTTACTTCTTGGGTACTTGTCGTGCTTTGCATCCTTGGGTTGCGCTACAAGGTGAGCGGTACTTGGGCGTTGGCACACACCTCAAGTACTACATCAACGAAGGTGGCGGGTATAACGACATTACGCCAATCCGTGAAACGACGGCTGCGGGTGATGTAACCTTTGCGGCTGTGGCAAACACCCTTGGTGCCGATGTTGCAATTGGAGACACCACAGTAACTCTTACAAGTAGTACGGGTTTTCCAGAAACAGGCGTTATTAAGATCAATGATGAGATTATCCGCTACGCTGCGATTGCAGGTAACGACCTGACAGGATTAGAGCGCGGGTATGATAGCACTACCGAAGCAGCGCATACGTCTGGGGACAGCGTAAAGTGCGCTACGATCCAAGTCACCGACACAAACCATGGTGCGGAGGACAATGACTTTGTTACTTTCTCTGGTGCATCCACGTTGGGCGATCAGATCACCGCAGATGTGTTGAACCAAGAGTATCAGGTCAGCCACCGTGTGGACGCCAACAACTACCTGATCGAAGCTCGAACCGTGGACACGTTGAACAACATCACGACGACCACGGGGTATGATCCTACATATGTTTTTGCTACGACCTCGGACACTGGATCAGGTGGTGCGAGTGTTGTGGGGGCGTATCAGATCAACACAGGTTTGGACACCACGATTGTTGGCACGGGTTGGGGCGCAGGCACATGGTCACGCGGAGCGTGGGGTAGTGCAGCTAACCTCGCTACAACAGGTCAGCGTTTGAGGATTTGGTCACACGACAACTTCGGTGAGGACCTTTTGATCAACGTCCGTGACGAGGGCATTTATTATTGGGACAAGAGCAACGGTACGAATACTCGTGCGGTTGCGTTGTCGAGTCTAGCGGGGTCTACGGCTGCGCCAACGATTGCTAAAAAGGTTTTGGTCTCTGACCGTGACCGCCACATTATTGCGTTTGGCTGTGATGCAGAGGGGGCGATTGGCACACAGGATCCGCTGCTTATTCGCTTTTCAAGTCAGGAATCCCTTACCGATTGGAGTGCGACAGCAACCAACACAGCAGGCGACTTGCGCCTTGGTTCTGGGTCCGAGATCGTAAACGCCATTGAAACAAGACAACAGATTCTTGTGTTCACCGATGTGTCGCTCCATGCGATGCAGTTCCTTGGACCACCGTTCACGTTTGGTATTAACACGGTCTCTGAGAACATTACGATTGCAAGTCCGTTGGCTGCGGTAGCGGTTGAGGACAACGTGTTCTGGATGGGCGCAGAAGAGTTTTACGTCTACGGTGGTGCGGTGCAGCGTTTGCCCTGCTCTGTTCGGGACTATGTGTTTAGCGACATCAACGATGGGCAGCTTAACAAGGTTACGGCGGGTACGAACACGACGTTCTCTGAGGTGTGGTGGTGCTATCCATCGGCATCGAGTCAAGAGAATGACCGTTATGTGGTCTACAACTACCAGCAAAAGATTTGGTACTACGGTACGCTTTCCCGTACGTGTTGGTTGGATCGTGGTGTTGAAAGCTACCCAGTGGCTGCGGGTACAGACCATGCGCTGTACTTCCAAGAGTTTGGGTTGGACGACGGCAGTCAGTCCCCTGCGACGGGTATTTCTGCTTATATCGAGTCTAGTCAGATGGACATTGGCGAGGGCGATCAATTTACCTTCTTGCGTCGTTTGATCCCTGATATGACGTTCCGTGACAGCACAAACGAAACGCCACAGGCGACGATGACGCTCAAGGCTCGAAATTATCCAGGCGGAGCTTATTTGCAGAGTAACGCCAAGACGGTGGAGAAAACGGCATCTGTTCCTGTTGAGCAGTTTACGGATCAGGTTAACGTTCGTTTGCGGGGCAGGTCGTTTGCTTTCAAGATTGAAAGCTCCGACACAGGGGTTTCATGGAGGCTTGGGTCTCCGAGAGTTGAGATACAGCCTGATGGGATGCGCTGATGTCAAGAAACCTCGTACTACCGTTCTTTCCCGTTGCACCGCAGGAGTACGACCAGCGGTACATGCAGGAAGTGGTTCGTGCATTCTCCGTGTATCTGGAGCAGATGCAAAACCCTGGGGAGGGACGCAACACGCAGTTGGTGCTAACCAATTTGCAAACAGACGATGTGGGCTTAGAAACAGGAGCATTGTTTCAACAGTCAGGATTCGTTAAAATAACTTTAATCGACACCCCTCATGTTCGTGGATCGAGCGCAACGGGTGGGGTTGGAACCGTAACAGTGAGTACGCCATGAGTGAAACAATTATAGTAATGTCAGACGGGTCCCGCTGGAAACCATCGACAAGTTCTGATACAGTGCATTGTGTAAACTGCGATAACGCGGTTGACACGCCAGAAGAGATCGCGAGTTACCCAGACGGCAACTGCCCAGACTGTGGACAAACTTGGACAGGCGCAGAGAAACGTAGCACATCTATTATCGTGACTGCGCCACAAGCCCTCGGAGGAAGTACACAATGAGCCTTTTATCTGCAATCGGTGGTCTAGTTGGCCTAGCGTTCGGCGGTCCAATGGGCGCGGCCCTCGGTTCTGGGATCGGGACTCTTGCATCTGGCGGTGATATCGGAGACGCACTGAAATCTGGTTTGATGGGTTACGGCATCGGATCGATTCCAGGGGTTGCTGGTATGGCGGGTCAGGCAGCGGGTGCCATGGGTATGCAAGGCATGGCTGGTAAGTTTGCAGCACAGCAAGCATCGCAGCAGGCGTTGATGTCAAAAGCACTTCCAGGCGTTTTTGGTCAGGGCGCAGGTCAGGCGGTCAAAGCGGGTAGCGGTATTGCTCCAGCAGCGCAAGCGGGTCAGGGTCTAAGCAGTATGCTTCAGGGCATCGGCGGCATGGACAACTTAATCCTAGCGGGTTTGATCCAAGCGGGTGAGCCAAAGCCAGAGCCTATGACACCAGAGCAAATGCGTCAGGCGCAGACAGGCGAACGTCTTCCTGATTATCGTGGTACTCCTGCTCGGGATCGCCGTGGTATTGCAGGCATGATGAACGGTGGGTTTGTCGAAGGTCCTGGCACAGGCAAGAGCGACTCTATTCCAGCGGCGATTTATCAAAACGGTGGACGGGTTCAAGAAGCACGGCTCTCGGACGGGGAGTTTGTCATGACAGCGGACGCTGTTAAGGGCGCAGGCGGCGGAAACCGCAACGCAGGTGCGGCTCGAATGTATGAACTGATGAATCAGTTTGAAAGGAGAGCCTAATGGCCCAGGTCGTCACCCAGCAGAGTTTACAACTCCTTCCTGAATATCAGGAGCGGTTCCTAAAAGACCTTTTTGCAAACATCTATCGCACGGAAGAGCGACAGGCCATTGACCCCGCAACGGGACAGCCGATGGTCGATGAGGCAGGTCAACCAGTTATGGAATCATACGCTGCGGGTATCGCGGCGGTTTCTCCTTTATACGGTCAGCCTCAGTTTGATGAGCAGGGCAATCCTATTTACAAGCGTGACGCAGAGGGCAACCTTATGCTCGACGCTCGTGGACAGCCGATGCAAGAAGTCATTGGTGGGGTTCCACGTCCTGATGTTATGCCTCTTACACCTGCGCAGCAGCAGGCGATCCAGCTTGGGATCGAGGGCATTGGTGCATACGCTCCGATGATGGAGGAAGCCAAAGGGACCTACGGTGCTGGGATCTCGGCCCTTGAAGGGGCGATGGGTCGTTACGATCCTCGTGGTCAGGTTGTTCGTGACGCTGAAGGCAACGTCATCATGGACACCGATCCTGAGACTGACGAACAGATTGAGCGTCGTGTTGGCGGCTACAAAGATTTTTATGATCCGTTTGTTGAAGAGGTCATCGACGTAACGCAGGCGGATATTCGTCGTGGCGGCGAAATGCAAAAAGTATCAGATCGTGCTCGTGCGGTCAGTCAAGGAGCCTTTGGTGGTTCCCGTCAGGCTGTAGCGGAACAAGAGCGTGAGCGTAATATTGCAGAACAGCAGGCCAAGGTCGGTGCGCAGCTACGTTCGCAAGCCTACACAGGTGCGCAGCAGCAAGCGCAGTCTGCATTTGAGAACCAGATGAAGCGTGGTCAGACAGGTGCACAAATCTTCCAAGGCTTGGGCACAGCACAGGCGGGACTTGGTCAGTTGGCCCAGAACCTCGGATATCAGGACGTTGCGAACTTAATGAACGTTGGTGGTGTAGAACAGCAACAGATGCAGGCAGAGTACGACGTACAGCGTCAGTCGGCTATCGAGGAAGCCTACGAGCCGTTCCAACGCTTTAGCTACATGAGCGATATCTTCCGTGGGGTGCCTTCAACAGGAAGCACATTAACCATGGGGTCCGCACCACAACAAAATACTATTGGTAACATCGTTGGTACATCGATGGGACTAGGCGCATATCAACAAGGCGGAGGATCCTCGATCCTTGGTGGCTTGACAGGTAGGTAAATATGGACGGCGTATACAACAGAAGTCTTTTTGCAAAGAAAGCCACAGAAGCACGGGACAAGCTCCGTCAGATGGGTGGGGTACAACCGATGCCCCAACAGCCACAGGCTCCCGCACCTGGGATTTCTGGTATGATGCAACCACCTCGGGGTGCTGCTCCGATGGGTGGGATTATGTCCTCCTCTCCTGAGTTGATGCAGGCTGCAATGCGCAAGCCTGTTGTATTGCCGACAACGAACCAGCCGACAGCGGCTCCCGCACCTGCGCCACAACCGCAGATGTTGCCACCGTCACAGCCTATTCCGAATATTGCAGGTATTCCCCAGCAGCAGCCTCAACAAAGACGAGCGCAGCCGCAGGCTCCACAGCAGAAGAAGCCTGTGAAGAAGCTACAAGAGGGTGGGATTCTGGACTACACAGGCCCGAGAAGTGGTATGTCGTTGAGAGAGAAGTTTCAAAATCCAGGTAAGACCACGATGAAAATGTTCCAGCGTGGGGTTGAGACGCCATTCACGTTGAGCTTCAAGAAAGCAGTTGAGTTTGGTCAGAAGGCGATCACCTCTGAGGACCCTGCAAAACTAGGTATTCCAGAGGGCGCAGCGGATAAAATCAAAGCGTTTGGTAAGGCGGACAAAAGCCCCGAAGAAGTGGGCGCAGCGATAACCAAGATGATGCCTGAAAAAGAAAAGACGGGCGACCTCAAGAAGGACCTGAAGAAAGCACTTGAGCTATCAGGGGTTGAAGACGTCCCAGCAGAAGTGGAAGTCGATGACCTAAATAACGCGATCATGGGCGCACAGCTAGGTGCAGCCATTGCAGGCAGCTACGTCAACCCCCAGACAGGACAAGAGCTACGCCCAACCGCAGGTGCTCGTATCGGTCAAGCTGTGTCGCAGGGTCTTGCATTGAAGCGGGACACTGCGGAGAAGCGTGAGGCGCAGGATGCAGCGATGAAATTAGCGCAGGCTAAAGCGGCAAGCAAAGGTACTTCAACATCTACAAAGTTGACAGGCGCGGACAAAGAACTGATGGATATGTTTGCTGACCGTGTGAAGAGCGGTGAAGACCCTGCGCAAGTGGCGGAAGACTTCAACAGAGACATCCCAGGTTCTGGTGACCGTATTCTTGCGTATCTACAAGGTGCTCCTCTTGGTGGAGGCGGTACTGGTAGTCAGCCAATGACGCCTATAGAAAAAGCACGTTATGCAATTTCACAAGGTGCCGATAGACAAGAAGTTATCGACAGGCTAGTAGCAGCAGGGATTGACCCAGGAGAGTTATAATGGCGGACATCTCCTTCGATGACTTAATTCCGAAAGGAGAGAAGTCTACCGAGCTTTCCTTCGATGATCTGACCCCCCAAAAAAAGGGCGGATACTTTTCCGGCGCTCAAGGATTGGTGCCTGATACCTTCGAAGACATCGGCAAGGGTATCTACTCTGGTGTCGTGTCTGTTCCTCAAGGGATCGTGGAACTTGGTGCTTTGTTTGTGGACACTGCGCTTGATACCAATACCTCTCGTGCCGTCACCAGTGCTTTCGAGTACATCAAACCAGATGAGCTAGGCACCGCAGGCGAAGTTACCGAGGACATCGTTGCGTTTGGTGCAGGCTTTATTCCTATTGCAGGATGGTTGGGCAAGGCAGGCCAAGCGGCGAAAGCTGCAAAAGGTGGTAAGGCTCTATCCACCGCAGGACGTGGCAGCTTTACTAAATCTGCTATCGACTTTGGTACATCGAAAACAGGGCAAAAGGCCCTTGGTACTTGGGCAGGTTTGACAGGTTCTACCGCAGCAGCCACTCTTGGGTACAGCACAGCCGTTGCAAACGACGGACGCGCAACGCTATCAGACAACTTCGATATTTTGCCTGATGCCCTACGAACAGAGGCGGACGCAGGCTTAACAGGACGTCAGGAGGCGGCTCGTCGCTTCCGTAACAAGCTGAAGGTTGGTGTCGAGGACGCCATTCTTTCTGGTGCTTTTGATACAGCGTTGAAAGTTGGGGGCAAAGGCTTCCAAGCAGCCGACGAACTAGCAGGCGGTAAGATTTCTGCCGCAGGTGCAAAAGCTGCACAGGCTACACTGGACGCCCCAAGCAAAGTGACCGAAGGGTTTATGAAAGGCTTGGAGTCAGTTAGTCCAGAGGCTGCTGCCCGAGTAAGTCAGGGTGCGCAAGCTGCAAACCAGAAGTTCAAACAATACTTCACTGCATCGGGCGGTGCTAACGAGAAGCTGTACGAAACAGTACAAGACGCTCGTGCTGTTGCTGACATGTACGAGAAGCAGGGACTGAAGGCTGCGGAAGACTGGTCTCGTGCTGCGGATGAGTTTTTGAAAGCGGGTAAGCTAAATAAAGGCACACCTGTTGACGCTGAAAAGTTAGAAGCAAGTTTGCATCAGTACCTGCTAGGCAACACAAAAGCTCTTGATGAGTACGGTGACGCAGGCTTGACCAAAGCTGCGGATAAAATGATCGAGGTCCGATCTGAGTTGGAGCAAGGTCTGATTACACAGCTTGAGGACGTCCTGACTGTGAAGGACCCTGACACAGGGCAGCGGATGATCGACCAGACGACTGGAAAGTTCATGATGAAGGACCCAGAGTCTCCTGCTGAGATCAAAGCAGCGAAAGCATTGAAGGAGATGACCGAGAGCCAAAACGCTCAGAACGGTTACCTGCGTCGTATGTTCGAGCAATACACAAACCCGACTGACTTTTATCGGAACTTGGACCTTACTTCTCCTGAGTTCGACGATGCGGTCAGTGAGGTTGCTAGTCATTTTGCAGTAGGCAAAGGCCGTCCGCCTAACGTAAACGAAATCGCTCAAGCAAAGCGTGTGGTTTATGACTCCCTTGGTATGCAAAGTCTGGGAGGGTTGCCACCTGAGTTAGCCTTAAAGAACCTACGCCAGTCGATTGCAGACAAGCAGAAGGGCAAAGGCTTTGGTTTGGTCGCCAGAGAGCGTCCTGTTCTTTCGTCGATTGACGACATCTTTGTTGAACGCAAGGAGATGTTGGACGTAAGTCCGAGCCTGCGCAAACTAAAAGGTGAGTTAAGTAATCCACTTGAGATTTACACTCGTACAATAACTGACATGGCGCAAGCGAATGCCGCTGCGGATATGTACGCTGGTATCGCTCCCCTTGGTAACAAGCTAGTTGATGCTATCGACGTTCTTGCAAAAGGTGGACGCCCATCGATTGTAGACATCCCTGACCCTGCCAAATACAGCATCGATCAGTTGGAGACGGTCTACAAAGAAGAGTTGCGTCCTTTCGACCAGATTGCAGCGGATGCAAACGCAGGCTTGCCGTTTGACGACCCTGCTAGGGTTACAACAGAAGACGTAGTCGAGCAGTACAAGCAGCAGCTTCGTGATGCGGGGTACGTGCAGCTAGGCGATAGCGCAGATATCCAGCATGTCTTTGGCGGTTCCCGCTCCGTTGCGCCTCGGTACTGGGTTCTTGGGCGAGGTCACAGGCATCTTGTCCAACATGCGGTCTTTATCACAGAAGATGACAATCGTTCCAAACCCTGGGGCGCAAGTCCGCAACATCGTGGGCAACATGGGTATGCTTGCTGCAAACGCAAACCTTGGGCGTGAGACAGACTTCTCCGACATGTTTAAGATATTTACATCGAGCTTGGACAACCTCGACGAGGCGGGACTAGATCGCTTGGCCCGTAAGATCAGCCTCACAGGGGTTGAGGACACCAGCTTGGTCACCCGTGCGCTAAAAGAATATCGCAAGGCAGGACAGGACCTGACTGTGTCGGGCAAACTGTCGAACGCTATCGACGTCTTCGAAGACAAAATTCCGTTCATGAAAACCTTCGAGCGCATCTACTCGGACTCTGACTCCTTCTTCAAAGGCTTGTCACTACTGGGCGAAGAGAAAAAGCTGCGCAACGCTTTGGCAGAGGCGAACCTTCGTGCCGACCCACTTGTTATGGACGCTTTTGATGCGAACGGCCTAGTCAAACGTGCCGCAGGGGAAACCAAATTAACCCGAGGATTGGATAGCATCGAGGTTATGGCAGGCGACATCGTCAAAGATACCATGCCCATCTATCCTCGTGTTGGTAAGGCCGTCCGCTCCATCGACATGGTGCCGATCTTCGGTAACTTTACATCGTTTGCTTCAGAGAACATTCGTAACTCTGTGAATATCCTAAATCGTGGCCTCAAAGAAATGGCGTTCGAGGTTCCACCGAACCTGCGCAGTCAGATCGGGGAGCAGTCATCCGCAGCCTTGGAACGTCAAATGCGCGCCCTTGGTGCACAACGCTTGATGTCATACGCAGCAGTCGCGACCATCGTTCCTCGCTCCTTGGTCCGTGCTTCTATGACCGCTACTGGTACGACCCAAGAGCAAA